TCTGGCATTCTGACTGGCTCAACAGCGCCAGCAACGTCAGATCCTAAGAATCGATTTTTAACGAAAATTAATTTATGAGTGCCAAAGTCTTGACCCTCTTCTGCCCGCTCGTCAACGGTCTTTTGGCGAAGGATCGCCATATGAGAGCAGTAGTGAGTGATGCGGTCCGACATTGATACAATGCTTTCGTCGTCATTGATTGCGTCTGCCGCTCTGTTGGTTGTAACACCGCTTCGATTCGATTGAACAGAAGTGAACATCGTGATGCAAGGCTTCTGATCTTGAACGATATCTCGCTGAAGAGTCTTCTTGAACTTGTTCAACATATCGCCAATGACTTGCCATTCTGGCTTACCACTATCGGAATCAGCAGAGGGCTTGATGTAGTCAAAGCTGAAGATCAGGGGATTGCCGCGACCAATCTTGGAGTAGTAAAACCTCTTAAGATTATTGATCATTTGATCAGTGGTCATACCACCGACATTATAATAATAAAACTTTAAGTTCTTGATTTGATTCCAAGTAGCCCTGACCTTATCAACAGTTTCCGCTCCAGCTTTACGCCAGAGACCGCTCTCAAGCAAGTGAACAGGAACGTGACTAAGAGCAGCGCACTGCCGCATAATTACTTCTTCCTTGCTCATTTCTCCGTTATCAAAGTGAAGAACTGGAACATCGTACTTAGCCGAAACCTTTGTAGAATAGTTAAGGGCAAGCAGAGTCTTACCTACACCGGATCGGGCAACGATAACTGAGATATTACCGGGTCTCAGAAGAGAGCCGTAAATCTTGTTAACAGTTGGGAATGGCCCCAAGAAGCCAAATTCAGTAATAGGGTTGTTGCCGCGCTCTTCAATGACATTCTCCATCTCCTCAAAGATGTTAACAGGCTTTTCATCATTGTTTTCATAAAGATTAATTGTCTTATTAAATGCCGAATCAGCCTCTTCGATGATCTTTTGATACGAAGAATCGGGGGCGATCTTCTTCATCTTGTCCGCAACATCCAAGGCTGACCTGTGGATTGTGCGGCGAATAGAGTATTTTTTAATCTCTTTCGCCGCAGAAACTGCGGTGGATTTGTTGGTCTTTCTTAGGGCGAGCGAGCGGAGGTAATCAAAGATATCAATATTATCCTCAAAGGATATTCCGATCTCCTTAATTCGCTGGGCAATAATAATCTCGTCAAGCTTTTCATTGCCCTCCATGCACTTGCGAAGAATATGGTAGATCGTCTTATGGACTACCGTTTCTTCGGAATAAAAGTCAGCCTCAGAAATAAAATCGCAGATCTCTGCGTATGCGTCTGGGTGCTGAATGAGGCCAGCTAAAAGCTGCTTCTCTACTTCTAGTGAATAAAGCATTAGATTTCGTCGTCTCTAACATCCATCTCTTCAGAGTTCAGGTATTCTTCAAGGGCTTTTTTAAGCCCAAGAGAAGTAACTACAGAATCAAATCTAGTGAAGATTTGAGGCACGCCGTTTTGTGTGCAAACGCACAAGATTAGACCTTTGAAGTTCTCTGCGCCGCCAGAGAGTTCATAGATCTGTTCCACCATTTCTGGTGGGAATAGAAATTCTTTATCCTTTGAGGATTCGCTCATTATAAAATGACTCCTTGTTTTTCGAAGGTCTCTTTGCAGATAAGGTCTGTCTCGTAGATTTCTACCAGCTTTATCCCGTTTGTCAAGCAAAATTGCAGCTTTAAATCGTCGCGGCGAAGCTGGGATAGCCACTTTCGCCGGTCGTTACCGTGGAAGTAGGGGTTATAAGTCTGATGCTGCTTGCCTTGAACCTCTACTGCTATCTTTTTATTTGCATTATAAATATCAAGAGATAGGCGAGTTCCAACGACCCTGATCTCCTCAAATACAACGTCGTACTTCCAGTAGGAGAGCAAAAACTGCTTTACTCTCCACTGGATATTACTCTTTGACTTCGCTTCCCAATTAATTATATATTTTTTAGCGTTCTTGAGAAAGCGCTCTTTGCCGTTTAGGGTCTTAAACTTCATTCGCTGAATTCTCAGCTATAATATTAATGAAGTACTTGTGCAGGGTCTTAGTTAGATTTTCGTTGGCTTCAACGAATTCGAATACGGCATTTTCGCCTTGGAACTTTTCTGGCATATCTACCCCGATATCCTTCGCGATCTTAATCAGATCCTCTGATACAGTATACCAAGCGCCAGCACGGCTCACAAGCTCCCAAGTAAGAAGCATATCGACAATCTCCTTCTCAAGCCATACTGAGCGACCATTTGAGCGCCCATATTTAATTGGATATGTTACTCTGTTCTTACTTTTCTCGTTTGGACTCTTCTTGATATAAATCTTGCAATTGTGTCCAATGATTGGATTCTTTACGGGATCTGGCTTCTTTATATTTGGGTCTTTGAGAATAACATCTCCCTCAAAGCGAGCTTCAAATTCCAAAATAAAATTAGCAAAGTGGAGCAGCGCATTGCCGCCGGTAGCTGATGTTTGGCGAATTGGCGCTGAACTGTATGGGTCAAGCTTGATATCGCTTCTTACTTGGGAGATGAAAATCGCCATATGACCGCGCTTGGTAAGCGCGATTGAGATCTTCTTCATAAGATTAGCGGCAATTACTGCGCCGCCTGCCACCTTTACTGACTCCTCAAATGTCTTACCCATATCATTTTTTGCAATCAGTCCGTCAACCGAATCAATAATAAACATATACTTATTCTTCTCATCATTATTCATAATGAGTTTTCGCATGGCATCTACAACCGTCTCGTAGATATTTGATTCAAAAACAAAGCAAGTTCCATCTTCCCATTCGGATGCGTCAAATACAAACTTAACTCCGCTTCTCTTTTGCATCTCTGGCGACAGACGACCCTCAGCCTTGATATAAAAGCCTTTTGAGTTTGGGACGGTATTGAGGAAGTTTCGCATTACCTCAAGCGATGCAGAAGTCTTGCCGCCTTCGGTAAATCCTACGAAGCGATGGAGCCCCGGTCCTAGACCTCCACCAGTTTGCATATCTAGATTAAGAGAGCCTGTTGAAACCTTATAGTTAACAGACTCTTCAAAATTATAGTGGTCTTCCTTGTTAGACTTTAAAAAATCTCCAAGAATACTCTTGGATGAAATACCATCTTCCTTGTGTTCTTCTTTTGCCTTCTTGGTCATTGTAGAAAATCCCTAAGTGTTTTTTTAGTTTTGATTTGAGCGTCATCTCCAACCTTTTCAGAGATTACTGGGCGCTCGATTACTTCTGGACGATAGTAAAATTGGTTCTTGTAGCTTTCAAGCTTTTTCTTGCCATAGTCAGAAAAGAACATTGCAAGAGATGCAATCTTTTCTGGAGGAACGAATTGCGAAAGAAACTCAATACCGTAGATAGCTTCAAGTCTCTTGAACAAGACCAACTCCTTGATCCAGAATTCTTTGCCAGCATTCTTAGGAATGTTGACAAAATTATTAATATAATTTCGCCTATTGATCCTTTGCTTCATAACCTAGCTTCACCGACTATACCCAACCTTGTCAAGTCTTTTAAGACTTATTTGCTGCGGCAGCAGATCCGAAATAAAATCCAGTAATAGCTATCAGGCACTGTCTAATCTCAGTAGTAATTAAATTACCAGATATTTCCACAAAAGCGGTTTTTGTCTTATCTGCTAGAAGTCCAAAAAGCCCGCCGCCATCTTGATAACTTACCTCTAAGTAAGTTGGAATTCCGAGTATCGCCATCACAAATGGCGATATTACGATAGAGAATATTACGGACATCACGATCATACGTCTGATTACCTTGCCAAAATCAGCATCTCTATTCGCTGCTTTGTCAGCAGATTCGTCCTGCTTATCAATCGCGCTCATCATCCGGTCAAAGCGGTTCTTACTCTCTTCTGTCTTTAATGCAATTATTCTAAAAATAAAGCCTGTTATGGCCCCGCCAAACAGGCTTATGAGTTCAGTGGTCACACCACTATTTACACTTAAAGCTTGAAAGCTTGTATTGTAAGGGGGAACTTGTTAGTTTCTTTTACGAGTTCTAGCATTTGACTCGCAATGTTGCGAATCTCTACTTGCGCATCTTGTTTATTACGAAGATTTAAGAAGTGATAAAATGAGCGCCAATTAAACATTACGTCGCTAGTGATCTGGGTATTGTACCCCCGAAAGAATCGGGCAGACTCCTTAGCCCGTTTTCTAGTGAACCCAAAGTTCTTAACTAGATCGTCTATGCACTTATGGTATAGATCCATCCCCCTCTCTGTGTGAGTAGATAGGATATCTTTCCAAGTATCAGGCCAATCTTCTGGGATTAGAAAATCATCCTCCTTGATTTCTTTGTATCTTGCCGATTCTCCGTTAACGGAAACGCCAACCCTGTGCTTGATAAGGTGAATATGAGAAGCAATGTCGGTCTTAATCAAGAAGTGTAGTGATGACTTTTCAAATGGGGTGTGATGTCCATTATCGGCTAGCATCTTGAGTAAATCGCCAATTCTGCCCTTCTTTTCCTCGTTGATTTCCCGACTGGTTGAAGTCCAAGCAGAACAAGCATGAGTAAGATCGTCGCCATAAATTCCTAATAGTTGTACGCTATTTGTTTTGCTCATTGTATATTTTATTATAATTCATTAATACGTTAGAATAATATACAGCATGAAAGAGTGGGCTGGCAAGACTTTCTCCTAGGATTTTTTGATCTTTTTTCAAATTTATTAAAAACTCCTCAAACATATCGCTTCCTAAAATAAAATTTTCTATGGAAAATTCATCCAAATAAATAAATGGTCTAAAAATATCAAAGATATGATAGTACCAAGAGATCTCGTCCTGTTGAACTGGGGGCTTTAAAAATACGCAGATAGAATTCGATGCTAGTGCCCATATCAGCCTTTCCCAAGAAGTAGTGTTGCCGTTAACATTTAAAATATATTTATATTTTAATTGGTCCTTTATGGATATGTATTGATGGGTTATCGAGTCGTCATTACGTCCATCTACAAAATTTGTTATCTTTGCGATAATGTCTTCGTGCCCCTTATACATCTTGCAAAGTTTAGTTCTTTGACAAATTCCATTCTCGTATCTTTTGCCGGTGTCTGAACCAAAGAAAGAAATCTTATTTATTTTATCTTCTAAAGGAATATCGATTTGATTTAAATTTCTACATATTGATTCTACTCTTGGTAAATGAGAGTCTGGAATGCATATGTGCGGACTATTTCTAGGTCTTGCAAAGAAAAACCTAGTCTCCAGTTCTTCGTAATGAGGACCATCGTTTAGGTTAACGATAAACTTAAAGTTTAAATCTTTTAAATCAAAGCGATTTAAAACTTGCTGTGTAAATCCTTCGAAAAAGTTTAATCTTATATTGTCTGTTTCGCCACCATCTCTTAGTTTAATTAGCTTGCCAGAATTTATCCAATACTGAACTTCGTTGTTAGCTAGCAGACAGGTATCAATATTTTTAGGAAGATTGATCCGTCTTTCATCAATCTCGTTAAGAAGGCAGTATTTTATAAATTTATTCATTAAATTTTTGATCTATACAAAATATGGTTTTGAGTAAAGAAATTAATAGGCTCGTAGTTTCTTTTTGACAAAAATTCTTCGTGGGACTCTTGATATTTTATATCTCTAAATACATGATTTTCATACAAAATATATGATGGGCGATGTCTTTGAAAATCAAGGCCATTGAGAACTTCTATTTCATATCCTTCTACGTCAATGCTAAAAAAATCTATTTTTTTAACTTGATGTTTATCAAGAAGTTTTGATATTTGAATGGCTTTTACTTTATCATTTTTATGATGAACATGAGCACATCCACCCATCATGGAGCCCTCAAATGATGTTTGAAAAAAATCTCCATTGACTTCTTCGCCCAGAAAGTCGAAAGCGACAAGGGCATAGTTTTCCACTATGCATGATCTGTTTTTAGCGCATTGAATAAATGTATGGGGGTTTGGTTCAACTAGCAGCCCTTTCCATTTTAAATTTATTTCTAAAAGAAAAGTATTATTTTGATCAATTCCATTATGAGCGCCAGCTTCTATAAAGAAGCCGTCTTTTTGGTCCTTGAATAGATTTAGTAAATATAAATCTATATTATGTTGAGAGTAACTATGCATTATATGATGTTATAACATTTAGCGCTATCGATTATTTTTTGAATCCAAAAATCAGCCAGCAGATGTTTTCTATCAAAATTATTTTTGGCCTCATCTATTTTAATTTTAAGATTATTTGGATCTGCAAATTCTGATATATTTTTTACTAAACAAACAGGAAAGAGGTTATGGATGTATCGGTACTGCAAAGGATCAAAGCTTATTGCCACCCTATCTAAAAATGCGGTTTCATAAATTCTATGAGTATCTGCCCCATTTCCAACTGGACATGCAACTGCTTCGTGGTCTAAAACTCCTTGAAGAAATCGGTCGTAGTCACTACTTGCATCTTCCCAAGTAACGAAGTCTTGTGCGATTAGAGTTTTTTTAATAAAACTTCTATACGCAAAGCTTGTTTCAATATTAAAATTAGCATAAATTAAATTTCTTCTTGTAAAAGAATTTTTATTTTTTCCTAAAAGTTTTTTTATCTTTAATGGAGCATAATCCCAAATATATCCATGACTAAATTCATAGGAATTATCGTTGTGCCTCTTTGATGGCTGGCTGTTTTGTATTCCAATTGGAATAGCTTCTAAAATACTATTATCCGACAACCTGTTTTGGCAAAACCATTTTTTTATATTCTTAGGGGCAAATGATACGGTCTCATCATCAACGCAGCAATCACTGTTTCCAGTAATTAAAATAACATCGTTTTTTAAAAGTTTAATTTTTTCAAATTCAGCGACAATGAAGTCCGTTTTACAAAAAATAATTTTTTCGCCATCGTGGATTTGAGATATTTTATTTATATCAACAATATTATTCGCGCTGTAAGTCATTGTTGGTCATTTTCTTTACGAGTTGAAAGAAACTCGTTTTTGGTTGCCAACCAAGTTCATTTCTGGCTAACGAAGAATCTCCAAGCAAAAGATCGACTTCTGCTGGGCGAAACAGTTTTGGATCAATCATAACCATAGGAAGCCTACTGCGTTTATTAATAAATACCTCTTCGGTTGTTCCCTTTTTGCCGAGCCACTGACCTTCAATTCCAGCAGCGGCAAAGGAAAGCTCAACGAACTCTCTTACCGTGTGTGTTTCATTTGATGAAAGAACGTAGTCTTTTGGTTGTTCCTGATTAAGCATCAGCCATACGCCATGGATAAAATCCTCTGCGTCACTCCAATCTCTTTTTGACTCAAGATTACCAAGCTTAATTGCTTCGATAAAATTATCAGAGTCAATAGCCTTCTTTATTTTAGCTACGCCTTTTGTAATTTTTCTGGTAACAAATTCTGCCCCTCTGCGCGTTCCTTCATGATTAAATAGCCAGCCTTGAACAGCATAAAGGTCATATGAGTCTCTCCAGACCTTAACAATCTGTCTAGCAGAAGCCTTAGACGCTCCATATGGGCTTCTTGGCCTCAGTGGATGAAGTTCTGTTTGAGGGCTAAAAGATACATCTCCAAACTCTTCTGAAGAGCCCGCATTATAATATCTGCACTTTGGCAGAAACTTTCTAATCGCCTCAAGCTGATACAGGACAGCCATGCAATTAGTTTGCATATGGTTAACTGGCATTTCCCAGCTTGTCCCAACAAAAGAGTTCGCCGCAAAGTTTATAAAATAGTCTGGCTGATGATTTATAATTGCAGTATTGATACTTTCTGGATCTGAGATATCTAAATCAATAAGCTTGAATCTTGGATTAGATATATGAGCAATATTTTCATGATTAGAAACACTCAGGCTGCGCACTGCACCAAGAATTTCATAGTCTGTATTCGCTAAAAGATAATCGGCCATATGACTACCGTCTTGACCAGTAACTCCAGTAATAATTACTTTTTTCATTTTTAATTGAAATTTAAATAGTATTTAGGTCTCTTGCTAGATTAATTACTTCTGACTCTTTAAGTTTTGTATGCAGTCCAATATAAAATCCATTTTGATGGAGAAATTCACTATTTGGATAATCAGCATAATTACCAAATTTTTTAAAGCAAGTCTGTCTTAAAAGATTTCCAGAAATAATTGGTCTTGTCTCGATTTGTTTTGAATTACAATAATTAATTGCAAGCTGCTTCTTCTCCTGCTTTAGCGGAACAATTGGAAGAGCAAAAGCTACATTGCCTCTTGTGTCATTGATTGGAGGCAGATAATAATCATCAGAAAGATGATCGTCAAACAATGAATAAAGTCTGCATCTAGTCTCTATATGTTTGCTGGCTTTTTTAAGATCGAGCAATCCTGTCATGGCATGAATCTCTGAATTTCTAAAATTATTACCAATACAATAAAAATCAAATCTTGGATCAACATCTAGATTTGCGTATTTGCTATTATTGGTAACTGATCTAGTCATTCCATGATTTCTCAACATTAGAAAGTACTCGTACTCTTCTAAACTATTCGTAAAGACAAAGCCTCCCTCTACGCTTTGAAGATGGTGGCCGAAATAAGTACTTGTTGTAGAAGTGGCAAAAGACGATATATTTTTGCCGTTAAAAGAGCCAAAGGTATTCTCGCAATTATCAAACATCAATCTAACTCCATATGATTCTGCAATATGTTTTAGCCTGTTTACGTCTGGCACAAATCCAAGCAGACTTGTCGGAAATATTGCGGCGATATTATCTTTGTTCTTTGAAACAAATTCTTCAAGTTGCTCATAATTAAAGCATAGGTCATCAAGCGATACGTCGATAAATTTAGGAGTAAAACCTTCTCTAATAAAAGGGCCAATCGAAGTCGTCCAAGTTGTGGAAGGGAATACTACAATCTTCTTATCTTTTTCTTTATCAGCAAGATACATTGCAATTATTGTATTTGCTGTTGATCCGCTTGAACAGTAAACCGCATATTTAGATCCAACGAAATCTGCCATAGACAGTTCAAATTGGTGTACTAAATTACTCTGCGTCCACTTGTTCCTTTTATTTAAAATAAAAGAACAGATTTTAAGCCTGTCTAAGAATGTAAAATTATCTACGTTAAGCGGCCATTTCATTTTAAATAATATTTTTTAAGAACCAATCATAGGTTATTTTAAGCCCAGTAGTAAGATCTGTTTGGCTCTTAAAGCCAAGCTCTTTTAGTCTGGTTATGTCTAAAAGCTTTCTAGGTGTACCATCTGGCTTGGATTGGTCAAATCTTATTTCTCCAGTATAGCCGACTGTTTCTGCTATTTTATACGCCAATTCCTTTATACTGATATCTTCTCCAATACCTATGTTTATTTGACAGATACCTTGTGAATAAATATCTTTGGCTGAAATATTATCTAAGACATGGATACAGGCTCTAGCCATATCATCGACGTACATAAACTCTCTTTTAGCTGTTCCGGTTCCCCAGACTTCGACAAAAGGTGATCTATTTATTTTGCCTTGGTGGAATTTTGTAATTAAAGCTGGAAGAACATGAGAATTATTCGCATCAAATTTATCCATTGGGCCATACAAATTAGTAGGCATTACTGATATAAAATTACAGCCATGCTGTCTATGATAGCTTTCGCACATTTTTAACCCAGCTATTTTTGCAATAGCGTAGGGTTCGTTTGTTTGTTCTAGTTCGCCAGATAGAAGATACTCTTCCTTTATCGGCTGCTTCGCAAATTTTGGATAAATGCAGGAGCTTCCTAAAAACAAAAGCTTTTTTACATCATACTTATAAGATGTATGAATTACATTATTTTGAATTTGCAAATTTGTATAAATAAAATCAGCCCTGTACTGATTATTTGCATGGATGCCTCCAACTTTTGCAGCGCAAAGTACGACTACTTCTGGTCTGTGCTTTTCAAAAAAATTAACAACCTGACTTTGATTCTCAAGATCTAGCTCTGATTTTTCAGCCGATACAAATGGCTTATTGATGTGTCTGGCAAAAGCAGAACCAACCATTCCTTTATGTCCAGCTATAAAAATTTTCATATTTTACTAAAAATTGATTTCCACTTTGATAGGATTATATTCTTTCTGATCACATTTTCTTCTCTCATTTTGTCTGAGATGCTTTTTTTATCTGTTTCTTTTATAAGATTTTTTAAATGATCTTCAGAATCAAACTGGATTATGTTCGCCATCCATTTTTTATCGAGCCAGTCACATAGTGAAAAATTGAATTCTGCTGATTTTTTATTTAAATAAAGATTTACATCTTGATCTCCATGAATATATTGAGGATAAGTTTTATCTATTTTAAACCAAGATATTTCTTCAAGAACAGAAATGGGGTTTTTTGACCAACTATCCATTAAAAATTTGAGGCTTGGCAAAAAAAGAGGCATGTTTGAAGCATATCTTTCAAATAGAGTCATAGTTGAATTATGATACGGGCTCATAACGCATCCACTAAATTTGTAAAATTCATCTAGAGAATATTCTCCATTAAATTTATGAAATAAACTTTCGTCTAAATTTAGAGATGATCTATTTTTATCAAAGATAATTTTTTCGTTTTCCAATGAGCAATTTTTTTGATTATATCCGCAGTAACTAGAAATATAATTAACTTCTCTATCTATCGTCTTTTCGATATGGATTTTATCTAATAGGTTATTTGAGCATAAGTAAATACGCTTCTCATCTATACCTCTCTGCAAAAAAGAAAAAAACCATTCAAGTTTTTTAGTATCATTCTGGAACGGTGTTTCGAACCTTATTGGAACGTGGATTATGATAGGTTTATCAAATTTTTCATAAAGAAGACTAAAAGAAGGCGCATAAAAACAGTAGAAGCACGATACGTCGCTTAATTCTTCTTTATATTTTTTATAAAAATCATTACAAATATCAGGATTAATGTGCCTCCAAAGATATTTATAATCGATAAATTTTTCAGTTTTAGAGAGTCCACATAAATGAGTATGATCAGAAAGGCTTTCTAGGCGAATTTGATGACCAAGTTCTTTAGACAGTTCCGCAAAATCTCTTACTCCGATATGACAATCTAGATTAAAAAATTTCATTAGCTTGTGTAAAAAACTAATTTTTCGTCAATATACAATCCGTTAAAATTATTCAAAAGTAAATCTTGGCAGAATTTGCCGTCTTCTTTTCTATAGAAATCAAAAGACTCGTTGAATTTAACTTTTTCAAAGCATTTTCTCTTAACCGCTATATGAGCATGATGAACCATGCTTTCGTATGACTCTGAATGAATATTTGTATTTAATGGGTTAATTACTAAATCTGTTTTAATTAAACTTTTAGATAAATCAATAGGAACATCTTCAATACGTATTGTAGAGTAAGCGTGAACAATAAAATCTGAATCATTAGTATCGAATAATTTTTTAGTTATTTCTATTTTTTGAAAATGTGGTATGTCATCTATATCAAAAAATACGACAATATCTCCAGAAGCAAATGAGGCGCATATATTTCTAGCGATAGATTGAATAGTTCTTTCTAGACTGTTTATATATTTTATATCTATCTTTTTACCAGAAATTTCTAGGTGTTCTGTTTTGAAATAAAGTTCGTCGTCAAAGCCGCTTGAATAGACAATTAATTCATCAGGAGCTTGCGTCTGTTTTTCTAAAGCAGAAAAAAGCTTATCTAGTAAAAAATAATCACCATCATAACAAGTTATACAAAATGACAACTTCATGAAATAGCTCTTTTTAAACCTTCTATGTGCTCTTGAACTGTATTATCGTTTTCGTCAAACACTTCTCCAACAAACTGGTAACCAATTCTTTTTAATGGAAAGTTTGTTTTTTCAAAAAACTCGTCGTGGACGATCTTGTCGTTCCCTATCAAGGGATACAGTACAGATATAAAAAAATTATAGTCTATACCATAATGATTCTCTTTTTTGAAATTTTTTAACAGACTATCAAGGTCGTATTTATTATTAGGTTTTATCCCCCACATTCCTCCAAGAATAGGAAAAGCATGAGCGGGGTGATCCCTCATTATATGAAAAGTTTTATCTGAATTTAGCCATTCCTCAACGGCGGCTTTTTCTCTTGGATTTAATCTTGAATCCGTGTCTCTAAAAATTACAGCTTCGCAATCTTTGTCTGTACCAGCTTCAAAGCGCCAAAACATACCAGTCCAATCTCCAGCTTCATCTTTTAAAACTATTTCGCAATTTAGATTAGCGAGACTGTCTATAGTTTGTTTATTAACAAATTTAGATATGTAAAACCTACAAGTCCAGTCTGGATAGATCTTTGGTGCCAATTCGGCATTTCTTACTGCACCAACACAATACTTTGGATTATCTCCCCAAAGGCTAAATGAGATTACCTTTTTCATTAAAGAGTTTTATATATTTCTGTTTTATTTCCATTCCCTCTGTCATGTTTGAAGACTGAGAGCTTGTTGATAATCCATTGGGATTATGATAATAAGATCCAACTATATCGTATATTTTATCAAATCTTGATCCATTGTACAAACTCTTCATCCAAAACTCAAAATCTGCGGCTGTCGGATAAGTCGTATCAAACAGTCCAAACTTATCGTGTAAGCTTTTTCTCCAAAATGGCATGCAATGAGGAGAGTTGTTTTCGATCATAGTCTTCAG